GGAGATTCCATTTACACCAGAGCAATTGGAACTCGCTCTAAGAAAATGGAAAGAGTGTGAGGAGGAGTTGTCAAATTTTGACTATCCTTCATACTACTCCAGAGACCTCATCACAGCTCGCCTATTGATAGACGAGGTGTTTTGTGTTGACGAGTCCTATCTCAGAGAGATAGAACCTCGTCACGGTCCGGGGGCGGTAGCAGGTGGTGAGGTCGGTGATGAGAAGTGGGAAACCGCTTCTTATATACCTTCCCTCCACTCCGTGTATCCAAGATACGATTTGTACTTTGGGTACCGGTCAGCTGGTCGTATATCACCCGCCATGGCACAAGAAATCTTGGCTTTCACCAGGAAGTCTCCTCGGGTCGAAGAAGCAGTCTCACGACTTCTCTTCGTTCCCAAGGACTCCCGGGGTCCTCGCACTATTTCGTGTGAGCCTAAGGAGTTGATGTTTGTGCAACAAGGTGTGTGTCGTAAGCTTATGAGCTTCTTCCACAACCGTACACATGGCCGGATCAATTTTGTTGATCAGAAAGTCAATGGTTCAATCGCTTTGGCATCGAGCCAATCCGGTGAATTTGCGACAATCGATCTTCAAGATGCTTCCGACCGGGTCTCGACCAAGCTTGTAGACCTTCTTTTTCCTCAATGGACTTTGAAGTATCTACATGCGCTACGGACGACATCGACTAGGCTTCCAGACGGGTCCCTATTCCGGGATCACTCTAAGTTTGCTCCGATGGGGTCAGCTATATGCTTCCCCATCGAGAGCTTAGTGTTCTGGTCGCTGGCGGTTACTGCCGGTATTAATATCGGCATGTCCGTCACTGATGCGAAGGCATCGACGTACGTCTACGGGGATGACATAATCATCAAACCCGCTGTCTTTCCTGAATTGGTAAGACTGTATGAGAGGTTAGCTTTAAAGGTTAACGTCTCTAAGTCGTACGTTGATGGTCCTTTTCGCGAGAGTTGTGGTGTTGATGCCTGGAAGGGTATCAATGTCACTCCTCTTAAAATCAAAAAGGACATATCTCGTCGATCCCCTGATGGTGCGCTCGCCGCCGCGATGTGTGACATTGCGACAAGATGTTTTTCGCTTGATTA